CTTCTTGTCTTATCAGAGGTATGCCAGCTGTTCATGACACTTTTAATAACGGAAGAGATGCGTCTGCTTGGTTAAGAGATGCCATTGCTGCTACAGTTGAAGCAGGTGAAGTAGACATTGAGCCAGATGAAGAAGGTGAAGTTAAAAAGCCGGCAGCAGTTATTAATATACAAGCTCGCGTAAAAGAAGCTGCAATTGGTATGACAGAAGTTATTGAAGATGCTGTAGACCAATGGATTACTAATGCAGCTACGTTTGATCCTAAAGCTATTAAAGTAATAAACGCGCTTAAAGCTAAGGAAGCAAAAGCAGCGCATGCACGTATTATTAAAGACATGTACTCGCGTAATTTGTTAGAATTAGAAGAGCTTGCTGCTGGCAAACCTGATGATGAAGAAAAACTTGATGCATACGAACAGTTACAAGAAGCATATAAACACAGAAGTAAAAGAGAAATTAAAAACTTAATTGCATTTTATAAAGAAGTTGAATCTGCATGTACTATGTTAATTGAAGAAAGCAAAGTTAACAAAGCGCCACGTACTAAGAAAGCAGTACCTAAAGATAAGCTAGTTGAAAAATTAAAATACTTAAAAATATTTGAACCATTAAAACTTGTTTCTATTAATCCTACAGAAATTATAGGTGCTAAAGAATTATGGACGTATAATACTAAAACTAGACGACTTGGTAAATTTGTAGCAGATGAAATGACAGGACCACTAACAGTAAAAGGTGCTGCAATTTTAGGGTATGATGAGCATAAGAGTGTTCAAAAGACTATACGTAAACCAGAAGAAAAACTTAAAGAGTTTAAGGCTGCTAATAAGATTATGCTACGAACGTTTATAGAAGACATTAGTTCGACCGATACTAAAATGTCCGGTCGAATTAATGAAGATACTATTTTATTAAAAGTTAACTAATAACCTTATTAACTGAAGTTGCAGTTGATATAATTTGATATCCATTTCTATATACAACTGCTTGTATATAAATATTCGCACCTGCAGTTGATGTTACCGCAGGGAATGTACCGCTTGACGACTGTTGTATCCATGCTGAATACGTTCCACCTAAACCTTTTTTCCATCTATAACCGTATCCTGTAACTGCTTCACCTATAGATACGGCTACAATAAACGTAGCAACTGCCGAACTACTGATACCGGCCCATGGCGCACTAGGTGTAGCCGGTGCTACTGCTGTATGGCTTACTGATGTGTACGTACTGTAAAGCCCATTACTACTTAATACTACTGCCCACCAATACAACTTAGTACCTGCTGTTTGAGTACCTGCTGATGCATACGCTGGACTAGTTGCTGATGTAAAACTACCAAATGCCGGTTGTGTAGCAGTTGATGATGTTGCATAATACAATGTACTTTGAGGTGATGATATAGTAGCAGTATATTGAGTATATAACGTGCTGTCAGTAAATGTAATAGACGGAGCAGTCGGATATGTTCCAACAGTTGGTCCAGAAACAGCAGGCGTTGGCCCCATTACTGTATAACGAACTACACTAGAAGTGAGTGACGCGCCAGCTGGTGAACTAGCTAACGACATTGTATACGTTGAACCTACAGTAAATGTCTGATATGCTGCAGTGCCACTAACCGAATCCGAAAGTGTTATTCGATAACCCGGGTTTAAGAACATTGCATATCCGTTTCCTGCACTAGTAGTCGGAGTTGGATTTCCTATGTTAAAATCAAACGTTGTTGTAGTTCTAGTGCCTGCCGCTGTTAACGCACCGCATGTTCCAGGTGATACAACATTTGATGCACTACTAGTTATACCAGCTGAGTTTGTTGCAGTCATTGAAGTAGTATAGCTGGCATACCCAATATCGCTTGGTATTGGTATTGGTTTTGAACTTGATTGCGGTTGCGCTGTAGTAGTCGAAACTACAGTTCCGCTACTATTGTAAACTTTAATGGTGTAGCTAGAAATAGTTGCTGCTGCTCCACCTATCGCTGTACCAGCTGATGTTGGTGCAGTAAAAAAAACTACACCAGTAGCATCGATACTGCTAATTGCCGGAGCAGTCGGTGCAGTAGCAGCAGTTAATGTAGTAAACGTTGGAGTAGCACCAGGTGATTTGGTACTACCACCATTCGTAATTGCAACACCTTTATAATAATATGAAGTATAGCTGTTTAATCCTGTTAACACAAATGTACTAGATGATTGCGGGCCAGTAACAGTCGGAGTACCTGAATATGTAACACCTGAATATTGTTCTATTGAGTATGATGTCGGTGTTCCACCGCCGCTAGCTGCAACAACAAGTGTTGCAGAAACATCTGTTACACCTGGTGATACGGTTAATGTTACACCAGTTGGCGGTGTAGTAAGCGATGTAAACGAGTTACCAGATGATACAGTTTCACCTGCAGCATTTGATGCAAATCCTTTAATGTAATACCCAGTGTTAGACGAAGTTTGAATGTCAAATACATTACCAGGTTGAGATCCTATTGGCAATCCGGTACTGTAATTTAGTGTAGTTTGTGTTGTGTAACTAGAATTATATGCTTTTAGTGTGTACGATGTTGCAGTACCTCCAGTTGTTGCTACTGTTACCCTAGCACTTGTTATTCCAATTAAGCTAAACGAAATAGATACTGACTGTACTGGTTGAACCTGTGTAGTTAATGTAAATGTTCCGCTACCAGTACCAACATAAATTGTGTTAGTTACGCTAGTTGCGTAACTATTGCTAGAATATATTCTTGCTTTAAGATACAACTTACCGTCAGCTGATGCAGTAGCCAAATACGGTGATGTACTTGTTGCACCTAATCTATATGTAGTACCGCCAGTTGTAGGTTCAGCAGAAAATGTTGTAGTAGATAAACTTCCATACACTGGAATATTACCTGCATTGTTTACAAACCCAGATAATACTATTTCGGTTGAATTAAAATAATCATTTAACCCAACTCCGGTAACATCAGGGAAGGTAAACGGATTTGGAGTTGGTGTTGCTGCTATTGTAGTTACTGTATACGTTCCTACAGTTCCACCGTAAGTTACCGTTACTTCTTTAGCTGTTGTGTAATTTCCACTTGCAGTAGTTGTAACATATATGTATTTGTTAGAAGTTGATATAGAAGCACTACTTGATGTATTATTAAATGTAATGCCATCAGTTGAATAGTACAATGTACCACCACTACTAACACTTACACTAGTTACAAATCCTGCATCCATTCCTGCTAACGTTACTGTATTAGATGTGTTACTACTACTAAGTGCTACAGCAGAAGGTGTTGTAAATGAGAATGCATTAGGTGTAGTATCTGGTGTTGTACCGTATCCAGTGGACGATGTATACGATAACGGTGTATCATAATTTGTTAAATCATTAGTTAATGGTAACACGTAAAATGTTACGCCGCCACCTGCGTTACCCCCATTTGAAACATCTACTGATGTATTAGGTGTAGTTTGAACTGTTGGTGCTAAATTAGTGTAATATTGGAACGAAGATGAATGCACTCCAGTCCAACTAAATGTAACAGTATAGAATCCTGATGCGCTGCCAGAGAAACTCGATACACTAGAGTATCCTAATTTTGTAGTTCCTGAAGCTGTAGTAGTAGTTGGCGGTGTATAGTTAGCATTTGCAGTACCTTGTACATATATAGTAACTGTAGTATTTGCAGTTGTTGATATGGTTGCAGTTGTAGCAGTGCCATTATCAGTCCACGGTCCAGTAGAACTAGCAGTTGAATAAAAATATTTACTTATGTAAGAACCTGTCCAACTAAATCCTACACTTACAGGAGATCTTGATGCAACTGTAGGAACTGATATTGACGAATTACCTATGTACGCACTACCGGTTATAGTAGCTGACGATTCTGCATATACTCCACCATTTGCATAAATGGTAATTGCTGCATTTCCGCCTACAGTTGTAACTAATATAGATTGCCCCGATGTAGTAGTCGTGTTAGTTTTTGTAGTAACTCCATTTCCGGTATATTGATAGATAGCACCAGCTACCGGATTCCAACTAACAGTAAACGTTGTAGAGGTAGTTGGCTGAGAAGATAATACCGGAGTTGCCCAATACCCGTATGAACTTCCTTGTAACGACTTTTCAGGCATATCCATCCAATTATTTGTACCAGTTGCTGATAAGAAGAACGTTACGTTACCGCCAATACCACTCGAATTAACTATTTTATAAGTAGTTCCTGCAGGAAGAGTACCACCCGCTGTATCTAAATTCGTGTGATACGAATACGATGCTACATTAGCTTCATTTGACCAACTAAATTTAACAGTTGTAGTAGTGTCTTCTACTTTAGAAAGCGCCGATGTTGATGCTATACCTGCATAACTTGTTCCCGATCCTGATGAATAACTAGTAGCTGGCATGTATGAAGAATTACCAGTTGGTTTAAGATATAATGTTACTGCTGTATTTGCAGCCCCTGTTGAAATAATTAATGGTCGACTTGCATCAGTGACTGTACCAATTGGGCTTGCTGCTGATCCACTTAACGAGGTATAATAAGAATACGAATTAGTGTTTTGTCCAGTCCATGTAAATGATACTTGTGTTACCGAATAATGCAAACCGGTTATATTACTAACTGACCCGTAACCTAAATATGCAGTTCCGTATACAGATGCCCATGTTGTTGACGGTGCATACGGTAAACCGACTGACTTAACGTATATTGTTGCATTTCCTGCATTAGCAACCGTAATCGTTATAGACGTAGTAGTGGCAGTTGCTGTAACGTTACTCGTAGCAGATGTAACTCCAGCTGAGACAGTGTAGTAATCGTACGACAGCGGAACCGCCGGAGTTGTTGGGTTTGTCCATGTAAATTGTACTGATGTAGTAGATACTGCTTGCGGTGTAATTGCAGCAGGTGCTTGTAAATAGCCATATGCTGCTTTAGTTGCTGTCATTGTAGTTGAACTAATATAGTTTGTTCCAACAGCAGTTAAGTAAAATGCTGCAGTATCACCGATGTTAGGAACAGTAATTACTTTACTAGTATTAGTATATCCAGTAGTTGTAGATGATGTTACTCCGTTGATTATTGTATAATAACTGTACGACCAATTAGCATCAAACGGTGCAGGTGTTCCAGCAGTCCAGTTAAACGTAACTGCAGTAGTGGTAGTTGAAGATCCTGCCAACGATACTGGATTTGGCAAAGTACCTTTTGTTGAAAGACCTTGAATAAATCCGTATTCTGATTTTTCATAAATAACGTCACCTAACGCCCTTATGTAAAATGTTAAATTTACATTACCGCCGGAAACTGTAATATTCTTAGTAGTTGCATCACCTGTTAGTGTTCCGAGAGGTACTGTTGCTGAACCCCCACCGACAGCAGATGTATAGTATTCATAGGATGTTGCATGTAACACTGATGGCCAAGAAAATGTTATTGTAGTCGGTACTAATGATGTAAATGTTACTTCTGGTGTTCTTAGCTTATTACCAGACATCCCTATTATTACTGTCATGAAACCTGTCATATTAACTTAACCCCGTGCCTGAGATTATCCATTCTGTTGCTGTTATTTTTAACATAGTTGCAACACCAAATCCTGCTAATGTGCGAGGACCTGAAGCTCCAGTAATTGCTTGTAACAAACTTTCAATTGCAGGTGCTGGCGAACCGGTCGGAGCCGGATCACATCTTATAGTTAAATTAGCCCCTCTATTAACAAACATAAGAGTTGCGCCAATTGCAAACACACCAGCTGGAATAGTGTAAATATCACCAGCAGTAAGATTTGAATGATAAAAGTGTTTGCCAACATCGTCAACCGTAAAGTTATTGTAACTACCATTTTCAACACGTTGAGGAACATCTGACCACCCAATTGTTCCAATTGTCCTGCTACCTAAATTTAAAGTGATTGCATTATTGCTAACTGTTTGTAATGTAACTGATGCATTTAATGTTAATACCTTTCCATCATTGCCAGCAAGTGTAAGGTTTTCATCTACAGTTAATATTTTATTATCAACGTTACCTGATGATGTTAATTTAATTGATTTTTCTACAATTAGGGTTTTACCGTCGTTAATAGTTAGTGTTGAACTACTTGCAGGTGCAGTAACAGTTACCCGATTAACAGTATTTGAGTAGCTTGGATACCATTTATTTCCAACTGCTTCATATGTTAACCGCAGAGGTTTGTTAACCTCTGCGCTAATAGTAACCGCTACATTTCCACTAGTTGTTATTGTAAATGCACCTGTTGGAATGATAGTAATTTCACCTCCATTTACTATGATTGGAGGTACAGTAATGGTTGATATTTCTGCAGTTCCAGAAACATACAAAATTTGTGTCAATGGTGCAATTGCAGTAGCAGATGCAATCGTTGGTATTGAATTACCAACGTCTGCTAACCCCACATGATCTAAAAATGCTAACCGACCAAGATCATTGTTAGTCGGTACTTGATACGGTTTTGTTCCAATAAAACTATTACTCATTATTGCAATCCTTTAGAAAATGGTGGTATACTGTTTGTAAAATGTTTCATGTTTAATTCCTTATTGAGTTGTAATTGCTTTATGTTCTAGATCAGTTAACCGTTTTGCATAATACACTATTCTTGCAATTGTTTGAGAACCCGAACCGTTACTAATAATCAATCTAATTATATCACTTGCAATAATTGCAGTTGATGGACTATCAACTTCAGCATCTGTTCCGTTATAACTATGCGAACATGAATTAGCTTTGTATGCTAATGCATGGGTAACTACACTATTTGCCAACGATGTAGTATACCCAGTAAACGCAAATTGGGTAGTACTTGCAGATGTGCCATATGAGTCATATACTAACGCGCTCAATGGACCTGCACCGGTAGACGAACATCTCACAGATAGTACTGATGTTAAATTTGAATTTGTTAATACAGCACCGCCATAGTCTTTAGGCGTGATTGAAATATCAATTCCGGTAGCAGAATGCGACACAATTAATGTTCCTTCGTCTTTTCTATACCAACTTGAAAAATTAGTTCCAGTAACCTCCGCATTATCTGCAGATCTAATAACTTCAGTACTTAATGTTGGTATATAGCTAGTTGCAAACGCTCCTTCTTCTAACTGCGCACCCCACAATACAACTGCATCAGTAGCAGTTGATAACTTAATAATAATGCCTGTATGTACTGTTGATTTTGAGAACGAAATACGTGTTAGTCGTGTAGTATCGGTAAATGTAACTACATTCCAATTAGTGCCATTATCAAATGTAATACTAACAGTACCAAGTAACGTAGCTACTGGTCGAATCCATACTGAGAATGTTCTGTATGTGTTAGATACTGATCCGCCTGCAATACTTAATGTTGCATCTGTTGCATTAGCAGTAAATCTAATAGCATTGTTTACACCATCCGGCGATAACACTGATGATGTAGCTCGTGTTATACCAGTGTCAACCCAATTATAATTAGGTAAAATCGCGCCTGACGTTGCAAATGTCTCAGACCATGCTAACAAATTTTTACGTTGTTCTTCAACTAATAAACCTCTTGGTTCATTAGTAAGTGGATCATGATCAAATCTTGGTTGATTTTCTTTTGCAGTTTTTAATACACCGGCAACATTAAAATATGTTGCAGTACTAAGTCTACTAAATGTAATACGAGGATCTAATGTTTTAGCATTTGCAAAATCAAACATGATCACTGGTCGTATTATAGGACGATCTGTACTGGCAGTTAACCCACCGCCTGACGATGTAATAGATCCTTGAATAACAAGCGAACTACCTACAGGAACTGTCCATTTACCATTTAAAGTACTGCCTGTTGTACCAACTATTGATGTTACTGCAAGTGCTTTAATATTACCATTTGTTCCAGAATTATCAATAGTTCCATTAATTGTAGTTACTGCATTTGCAGCAGTTGTTCCTTCTGCAGTTAAAAATTCAAATACACCAGGTGTAGTAAACAATAATTTCTTTGTTAACGCTGTCCCAGTTGGCGAAACATCAAGTGCAGTAACCGAATCAATTTGTAGTTGAGCAACATTAATTTCGCCTTGTGTTCCAGTTTTAACCATACTATTTATACCACCACTAGTAGTGATAGGAACTATTTCGTATGTTGATGCAACATTACCAGTAGTAAGTGTTTTTACAGTCATTACACCTAATGATGTAAATGATGCATTTTTAACACCGTCTCCTGCGGTTACAACCTCCCCTGGAGTATTTAATGTTACTGCAGCAGGTGAGTTTGTTAAATTACCTAAAATAGAACTAGCAGCAATCCATTGTAGTTTGTTAACATTAATGCCAGTAGTAACATTTGTCGAAGTTAATAGTTCAATCCAACCGTTAGTTGAATAAAATTGGTTGCTATGGAAACTTGCTACCCCTAAATCTGCTTGCGAAATACTAGTTGCATTAGCTCTAGTTGAAGATTTAGTTAACAATAATTTACTTTGCGCTATGTCTGCAGCTGCATTAACCATACTATCAACGATTGCATTGGCTACGATTGCAGAACTTAATACCCCAGTTCCGACAGTGTATGTAATAGCAATGTTACCAGTTAACGTTTTATTAACCCACTTAGCACCTACTCCACCTGTATATGTAATTAACTGAGATACTGCAGGCGATGTAATTAACACATCATTCATTTCAGATAATTCATTATGTCCTGCAACTAAATCATCTACATATTGTTTTGTTGTAGCATCATTTGCACTAGTAGGAACTGATAACCCAGTTATACGGTGTGATCCCATAGGAAGATCACCTGTCATTGCTGCTGCACCGTTTAATGGAATAAACCCTGGCCCAATGATTGATGCAAACGGCATTGGTGAACCGCCATGATCTAATCCTAACCGTCTATCAACATATCCACGAACTGAACTTTCTACTGGCACTTTGTTAGATGAATTATCTGTCATTGTTGCATCAGTTGAGAATTCGTTAACTACTGCACCACCTCCACTAAACCCAAACGCTTCAATATTTGATAACGCAGTTTTTGAACTAAGTGTTACAATACCTGTACCTTGGTCTACGGAGAAGAATTTACCTACTCTAAATATACCATCTTGGTTAGTTGACACATAGAAACAACGTCCTACACTCTCGTCTAATGTTTCATTCGAAACTTGACGACTTAAAGCAGGTTCACCATAAATTGAATATGGAATGTTTGTTGTACTGTATCCGCCTGTACCAATATCGCAGAAGTCATGCCCAGTTGCACGGCATGTACTAATACGTGTAGTAACTTGAGCACCAGTATTTGATGCATAACCAATATTAAATGTGTAACTATCTTTAGTTCCGAACGGTTTACTAATACCATATGCTGAACTTGATGCACTAGTAGTAGTTGAGGTAACAGTAACTGCTAATGGCGAAGTATTAATGATGTTTGTAATTGAACCTGCAGTTGGGATAGTTCCGCCAGTAACTGTATATGTAATACTAGATGAACTAACAATTGATGCTACTACAACCGATGTTGGAGTACCGCCAAACAACGTACCACCGTTTGACGTTGCTGTAATGGTTGATCCTACAGATAATCCAACTGTTGAAAACATGTTAGTAATAGTTGCAGTCCATGGACCGGTACCAGTAATAGTTGCACTAATTGAACCCGATGCACTCACTAAACCTGCAAATGTGTATGCTCCAGGATTTAAGGTATGCAACACAGTTACTGTGTTAGCCGGTGTAGAAGTAGTTGAAGTAACTAACCCGTATCCGTTATATAATGGATTATAATTTCCATCTACATTACACCATGTGCTAACAGCCGGTAATGTTCCAACTACTGTATAGGTTACTGAGAACGAATTATTAGAAACTGATAATACACCTGTGCCAGACGCATTTAGCGATACAACAGTTGATCCATTAGTTGATAATTGGAATGTATCTGTTGTTTTGTTAATAACATAATAGTTCGTATTAGCAGTAATACTAGAAGTAGTTGTTACTGATGCAAACGAAACAACATTACCATTAGATAACCCATGACCGTTTAAAGTAACAATATTAGTACTTGTAGTAAATGCTACTGCAGCTCCATTAATTGGCAAAGTAATAACAGTAGAAGTTGTTGAAGTACTAGTGCCTGGACTAGTACCAGGATAGAATAATGTTATAGTAGAAGTTGTTGCAGCATATACTTGATATGCACCGTTATATGCCGGAGTACCATTAAGTCTAACTTTACACCATGCGCCGACTGCTGGAGGTAATGTAGTAGTAGCAGTAAATGCCACTGTAAATCCACTAACTGAATTATATGTAGCAGCTGACGGAGCTGCTGATGCTGATACAGTAGTAGATGTTAAACTAACAGTTAATGCATCTGCAGTGCCAAACGGTGTTACATTTAACGGATTTGGATCAGTTACATATAACAACGACATCTGTGTTGTTGATACACCTGCAGTTGATGTTGCTTCACGTAAAATAGCAGTTGATAAATTAACTTTTAATACTGCTGCTACAGATGGAATATTACCAAGTGCAGGAGTAATTGTTACTGATGGATCAGATACATAACCGCTACCTTTAATAATTACACGAACTTCGTTAATTGAACCATTTACAATAGTACACGTTGCAGTTGCTTGTTGAGTAAACGACCCGCCGTCAATTGTTAATGCCGGAGCAGAAGTATATCCAGAACCACCATTTTGAATTGTAATACTTGCCACACTAGCAGCTAACGATGCTCTAATTGGCGCGTTTGCTGGAATCCAGCATGCTGGACTAATAGTAATTGTTTTTACTAACGCATCGGTTGATACAGCTTGAATAATTGCACTACCGCCTGGAATAATTGCAGTCTGTGGCGTTTTTAACGACACTGTCATTAAGAAGCTAGCCGTTGTATCAAAACTACCTAATGCTGTTCCGCCTGAGGTTGCACTTAATTTAAATTGATTAGCTGCAAGCCCAGAAGTAATCACATAATATGTAGTTGTTGCAATAAACCCGTTTGTGCTAATGCCAGGAGTAAATGCAGCGTTGTTAGATAACCCATGGTTAATATTAGTAGTAAAGATAGATATGTTTGCTGATGTAGTAACTGATGCTATAACAACTCCAGTAGCTACAGAAATACCAAATAAATTTAATGATGATCCACCTTGTGTAGTACCTAACGTAAACGATGTTGCTGTTGGTGTAGTTATAACATAATAAGTAGTATCTTTAATAAATCCATTAATGTTATTAGTGATGTTTGCAGTTACTGCATCACCAACTGACATGTTATGACTTGCAGTTGATGTAAATGTTGATATACCTCCAACCGACGATACTGATTGAATAGTTACTTGCGATGTTACAACCATCCCTACTTGGAAATCAGTAATAGATGATAACGTAACTACAGTTTGGTTAACTATATCAACAACTTGATGGTCGCCGTTATAACTGCTATTTGAGTTATTTGCAACAGTTAAATAACTATCGACTTTTGGTAAAATGTTATCTTTACTAAATGGAATGTTATATGTAACTACCTTTGACACTACGCTATCTACTTGTGCTACCGTATTAACATAACTTAACGCATTTACTGAAATGCCAGTTGCTGCATTGTTAATAATTGCATTAGAAGATAATTCTAAATATCCAGTTGCATTAACCCCAAATGATACTACACCAGCAGTAAAGTAAGAAACTTGTGATACATATAAAACCGGATTAATTACTGTAATTGTAGTATACGTAGTGCCGTCATAGATTGCAGTATTTACAATACCACTAAACTCAAGTTCTTCAGTACTTGGATTTCTTTTAGTAATTAATGCACCGGAACTAATATCAGCAGTTCCTGTTACAATCAATGTGCTAGTGCCTACAGTATATGAATAATAACTTTTAGATACTGCAAATGTTGGTGTTACATATTTTAATACTAAATGCAATCTACCGTTATATGCAGTAACAAATGTACCTTTATTAACTTGATCAATTACTTTTAATTGAGATACTTGTGCTACCGAAATTTTAGTATCGCCAACTTTAGAACCTTGTGTTTTATATGTAAAATACACCGTACCATAAGGTGTTGCAGCAGGTGCAGCACTTAATGTAACAGGCCCAATACCTGTAATAGTTGTACTAGCTTGTACTACAGTCTGACTAACTGTCCATGTACTTCCTGCACCTGATCCGCTAAGATTTGCAGTAATAAATGTATTTGCAGGAATAGTACCGCCAGTTAAATACATACCAACAACGATAGTTCCGGATACTGTGCCTACAGTTAATGTAGTTCCTGAAATGCTAGAAGTTGACATTGTTACTGTTGCTGCAATAGACTGTACAGTTTGACCAGCCCACCCAGTACCGCAAATAGTATGTCCAACTAAAATACCAGTTACACTATTAACAGTTAATGTAGTTGACGTAGTTTTCCCACCATTAATTGCAACAGTTGATTGTATATCAGAAGATGGATCACCTGTAGCAATTCCTTTTGTATCAGTTGAGAATGTGTAATATGAGAACGAATTATCACTTTGCAAAATTGCAATGTTATTTCCTAACGTATCACCAGTTGACTCAGATAAGTTATACGCAATAACACGATATACATCATTTAAACTGTCAACATATTGTAATGCAGTTGATGGTCTAGTTGGTTTAACATTGTCAATATTATTAAATTTAAAACTTTTAGTTGATCTTAACGATACTAACTGTCCATGATACAACGCTTTTGCTAATCCTGAACCTGCACCAGTATCAGATGTGTTTAAGTTTAATTTAAGAACAGGTTGAGAATTTACTTGAATAGTAGTATATTCAATAGATGTAACTGTGTAGCTACTAAGTGTTCCGCTATATACTGAATGATCTATTTCAATTATCGAACCGTTAGTTGGTTTATAATCATACCCAATGATATACACTGCAGTTGCAGGAACAGACGCAGTTGGAGTCATCTCGTTTATTACAGTACTTTGCTTATACACTCGAGCAGATTGTACCATATGGTTTGCAAGGTTAGCAGAATCTGGTAACTCAGTAACGTCGTAACCGGATGCTCTCATACCATAATTACCAAATGTATTAGAACAACCAACACCTCTTAAGTTACTACCATTGTTTGCCCATAAACCAGTATGTGCATAATACGTAAACGTACATACTTGCTCAGTAAATGCACCATTAGTTGCAATGATACCATATGCTAAATCGTTAAACATTGCAAAGTCGTTTGCTAACATAGAACGGTTACCACCAGTTTCTAAGTTAATTCTTAAGTTTGCACCATTTTTTAAGAACGATAACACTACAGTTTCAATTGTTGTTTCTGTTACTGTTTTTGTTGGTTGATTAGTAACTACATCAACAACATCTGTAAAAAATACATTATATGCAGTTTTTGCAGTGCTTGCCGGTATTGCTGGATATGTACGCACTTCTGACCGTGTTGGTGTAGTATATACGCTATCAACAATGTAATCAATTACTACGTCGCACAATGTATTTAAACTAGTAACATAACCTGATGGTGCAGTTGGAGCACCGTCGCCTTTAATAGTTATTGATCCTGTTGCAGATACGGTTTGATTAACTGTCCATGTACTTCCTGCACCAGATCCACTAATATTTCCAGTAATATAAGTGTTATCTGGAATAGATCCTCCTGTTACATACATTCCTACTGAAATAGTACCTGTTACAGAACCAACCGTTAGTGTAGTTCCTGATATACTAGAAGTTAACATAGTTGCAACAGTTAATATTTGAGTTGCGCTATTACCTGGACTTACTGGTGATGTAGTACCAGCAATAATATATGGTAAGATTTCTTTCAATCTAGTATAAGATGCTTGGCATAATGCACCTTCACCCGGAATGTATGATGTTCCGTTAAAATAGAACGATTCAACGCTATCTTTAGTTTGGCTATCACCGCCGTAGAACATATCATATGTTATCGCATCGACTACATAACCAATATCACGTTGACTAGTTAACACATTATATTTTGGATAATCACTTAACGAGAATAATGTAGATGATTCAAGATATGCACTAAGTTCTGTGTTAATGAATGTTTTGTTATTCTGTATAATTTTACGTGCTAGTACATCGTCGCCTGTATTATTAACACCAGTTGCTGACCACACTATACCACTTGCTGGGGTTGCAGTAATACCATTTGAAATCATACCAGTAATAATTGAAAGATTAGCACTATATGCTGCACGAGCACTGTCATACGTACTACTAGACACATATGAGTTTGCGCTGCCTAATAAGTAATTAAGCCCTGCAATAGTAAGGTCTTGTAAATCACTGGTTATCCTGCTAGAATATACTGTTAAGAATCGACGTCCTGCATGTATTGTACGATAAGTTGTTCCTAACGCAACGTCACTTGTAATGGCATCTAATACATATCCTGCATCTCGTTTTGATTTATCACTGTCAAATGTTAATACACCAGTTGTTGTATATAAATATGGAGTTGATTTATCTAATGTTAAAATTACAGTGCATGTACTAGCATTAAAATCTACCACATCGTCAATTTGATAACGCTTACCACGTACATAGAAAGAACACGGCGGTTGCGGAGGTCTAACGTCAAGCCCACTATTTGTTTCGCCTACTACTGTTAATGTAATACCAAAATCTGCAACACCGGTAATGTTACCATACAATCTACCAGCAAACCCGTCAATAAATTGACCACCTGCAAATCTTTTATAGTTATTACTTTGAGAGAAACTAGCACATTCTTGAATATACGGTGACTTAGTTTTAATGTTTCCTTCTGGATCTAATACCATTGCAAATCCACCTTGGCTTTGGAATGTTAACCCTAAAATTCTGGTTCCTTCATTACATAAAAATACGTCAATTTCTTTATTATTTTTAGGCGCACTATTTGGATCTAATGGATTAGTTAGGTAATGACGACCATAATTAAGTGTTCCAAACAATCTCCAAGTAGTTGGCGCATATGTTCCTGCGGTATCAAATGGATATATTACTGTACAGTTAAATGTATTACCACTAACCGAATCAACAACAGCTTTACCACGTTTTTTATTACCGTCAACTTGTTTAATAAACTTTAACGTTGTAGTAATTGCTGAAGTTGCATCTGTAGCATTTGGAAATGTAATAGTAAATGTGCGAGGATTAACTGCCATATTTACTGCAGTAATGATAGATCCGTTTGGAATTCCAGTGCCCCATACATAGTCATTTACTGCAATTGTTCCAGTTAAATAAGTTGAACTAACGCTACCTGTTGTTGTGCCAGTACCTGCGTTAATAGTTGCATGATCAATTGTAACGCTAAGATTTGTTGTAGTTGTGGTATATGCAGATGCAGTGCCTTTACCAACATTCATATCAGTAAACACTTTACCAACCCAGCTTAATAATGACTGGTACGTATTTGAAAGCGTAATTACGATTTTATTAGTAACCCCGTCAATTGACGCAGAAATACCAGCTGGTGCATAATTAATTCCGTTGTAATCAATTAACCCTATTTCTAACGCATCAATAATCGCATCACGATAAAAGAATATGTTACACCATGGACTTTGACTAACTCTATCTTTTGGACGAATAAGTGTTCTGCGGAATTCATCACCTTTAATAGACATGTTAGCAGATAGTCTTAATGGAAGATCTTCATAATAAATGCCACTTTCAACAAATAAGGTAATGTTTAAATCCTTAACAGTTTCACCAAATTCTAATTCTTCACCTAGTACAAAGAATCCAGGTTTAGTTAACCGAACTTGAATAGTATCAACATTTGTTATTAAAGTTACACCAAATGCGCCAGTGCCCGATGACTTAATCGGAGTTTGACCTATTGTTAAACTAGAAGTATCACCGGATGTTAATGTGACTGTATAGAACCCTGCAGTTACGCTGCCTGTAAATACTGTGCTAGTACTAACACCTAAAACAACCGTGTTAACTCCTGGTACAGTAAATACAATAGTTCCAGTGGTAGCATTTTTATAAGATAATGTAAATTGAGATATGCTATTAATAGATATAATCATTAACGATGTATCTTGGTTAGCTTCATACTTTACAATACTGCCGTACGCTTCTGATGCAGATAAATTAATTGATGATTTACCAACACCTACAACAACTTTAGCAGGGAAAATATCATTATTAAGTGGTGCACCTTGATCCACGTATCCACGGCCACCATTATTTACAATAACATGCCACAACCCAGTTCCATATACTGGTGTTTGTGCATAGCCTACACCATACTGCAAAATATCAATAACTGCGTTCATGCCAGTTACAAATTTAGCTCTTGCAAGCGGATCAACTGACTCATTATTGTATGCTACACCAATGCTGCTACTTGCAAAAGAAGTTAGTGTAAACACCTGCGGAATTGATTGAAATCTTACTGCAGACACGCCGTCTAACACTTGTTGGCCTACTTTTAACGCATACTGCAAACCTGCAAGTGATTGTGTATAATGTGTACCACCTACTGCTATTGTTCTAGCACTTGAATTTTTATAAAAACTTTTACCTACAGTAATTGATTGCCATGTACCGCCGGTAATTATATCAATTGACATTGCATCAACAACGGAACCTACATCTCTAAAACATAACGATTCGTCGTATTCAAATCCACCTGCATAAGCAACGTCAACATAGCTAATCGTATCGTTAACAATAGTTGCAGCGTTAACTTCATTTGTTATAAGATCACGCAACGCTAGTGGTTCAACATACATTGCACTTGAATATAACGCTAAATTAACAGGAGTTGCAGTTGTTTTTACAGTGTTAAACTGACCAGATACTGCATTAAATTTTAAAGTTATTAAATCTGCAACTTGAGCATTAACAATATAAGTTAACATAAAATCAAGCGATTGTTGAATTATAGCTTGGGTATTTAATTTAGTACCTATTTGTGTAAGTTTTCCTGCTGCCCGTACACTTGCAGTAGTTCCGCCAAACTTAATATCATAACATACTGCAACAATAACATTTCGTAATTCAGATTCATATTGTAATTTTTGAGCATTAGTTATGCCAGTAATTGCATTACCAGAATCAGTAATAATATCTTGAATATTAGTTTCAATACTAGTAATTGCAGCGTTAATTAATGCTGCGGTTAACGTAACATTCCCAGTAACTGCTTTAGTAATAACATCAGTTAATGTTGGATATGTTGGAAAATCGGTTGCATTAGCATCTAACGGATGTTGTCCTGATTCAATAATATCAGTTATTTTTGCGAATAAATTTGTAATCTTATCTTGATTTATTGTATCATTAATTACAGGATAAAAATGATCCATAAACCAAGAAGTTGAAGATTCTGGATTTGTAGTATATACAAGTTTATCATCAATAATTGAGGTAAACGCAGTCTGTACATCAAGTTCTGCAGATGTAATATCCGGAGTATCAATTGAACTCGGAACATTTGCTAATGACGTCATTATGTCTGCAATTAATGTGATATTTGTAGAAAGCGATGTAGATGCTACAATACCATTTGATAACGTATCATTTTTATATTGTCTAACTGACTGTTGATATGTAACTTCAAGTGTATCATTTAAAATAATTGATTGTACTAATTCGTTAATACGACGAACTGCTGCAATAACTGCAATCTTTACTGACGCAGTTGTAAAATAGGTAGCTGCACCACTCCAAAAAGAGTTACCTGCATATACACTTTGGCTATTACCGCCATACATTACATCGTATACTAAACTCCAAAGTATATACTTCACGTCTCTAACAGCTAATTTTCTATCGTAAATTATATTTGGAAATTTTGAACTTAAATATGCAATAGTTTCTGATTGTATAAATGTAATATTTTCTAATATTAACTTCTTAGCCGATACATGACCAGTAACATCGTATAACACATTTGGAACTGCAGGGGTTGGAAATACCACTTCTGGAAGTGCACCAGTGGTTACATAAGTTGCAATTAATTTAGCATTTGAAATAAGTGATGCTTTATATGTATCAGCATCACTTATTGTGGGATTTAATACTAACATATTAATTACATTTTTACGATCAAATGTACCAGTAACTGTGTAATCATCAGTAATAAAATCAGTAGTTCCTTTTAAGAAAGATACTGAAGAAGTAGTTGATAATTTTACAGTAAACGATTGTATTAAGAAATTAGAATACGGTAATAGCGTCACTGGAATAGTAGTAGGTTTTTTACCAATAAATGCCGCATTAATAAGTATTTCGCTGTCTACTGGAAATACAATAGTAGCAGTTGGATTAAAATGTAATGTTACGTAAGAACCAACACATTCTGCCGATGTAATTGTAATCGGTTTAACAGTTAACATATCTGATAACTGTGAAGGACTAATATTAGTTCCTTCATCTTTAAATGCTATGCTAGCTTGAATACTTTGATAATTTGAAAGGAAAAGTAAATCGTATGCTAACGCATCAATTATTTGCCCAGTGTATGTTTCTAATGCAGCTGGTGAATAAGAAAAATTAATAATTTGATCTTTTACAAAATTAACAGTATCAAGCCATTGTATTAATCCTTCGCTTGTTGGATTATCATAATTATAACTAACACCTTCCCAATATGAATTATAGTTAGTTGCAGCTGTGCTTGAGTTTGGACTAGTTGCACCTAACACAATATCATTACTAACACTAGTTAATAATGAATTGACTTTTGCTGCTAACGTAACATGATTGTATGCAAATGGATTAACATATCTTTTATTAATATATGCAACCGTCTCAGCTTGAATAAATTCTCTGTTTGCTTGTAAGTAGTTAAACGCAGCAACATACCCTGCATCAGTAGTCTTTCCGCTAGTTAACGCAACTTTTTGTATAGTAGAGAACGATTGATCCGGACCAACTGTATACGAAATGCGTTGTTTATAAGGACCAGGTTCTTGACTTGCAATTGATATTAACGATTCTGCATGTAATAATGCTGATCCAATAGATTTAAATGCATAATTCCAAAATCTACCTTCTTTTCCTGCAGGTGTTTGCGTCTGTAAATCATCTCCGCTAGTTGCTACATATAAATTAACATTACTTGAAAATGTTTTATTATCAACATAATATGCAGTAGCGGCCTGCAAATCAGCTTTTGCATTATTTCCGACAAATCCTGCAAGATCTTTTGGATGGTCATTTAGATACAACGGACCGGACATAGTATCGCCACCGCGGTATACTACATCTTTACGCGGAACAATTGAAGTTGTTAAATAATTTCCAGTTAATGTTGGATCATAATATTCACTAGTAGTATCAACTTGAGAAGTATTAATTGATAAAGATGGAGGAACTACTTGACCTGACTCATTTTTATACCCAATAACACCATTATATACGCCTAAATATGTTTTATTAGCATAACCAACAGTTACCGGAAGTTGATCAAATGTAGTTTGTGTGTCCCATTTAAGATTAAACGCATCTACAACTGCTTGGCTTGGATCAGCTACTCGTCCAATTGGTTTAAAATTTACGTTAAATGGGTATTTAATTTCAGGGTTAATGTCATCTGAAACTTTTGCCGCACTTGATGAAATTGTCACAGAGTGAGTTTCAACTCTAGTTATTGGATCAGTATAATCCTTAATATCAATACTAATATTAGTACCCGGTTCTAAATCTCTAGCAATTAATTTATTGCCGCTATCATTACCCATGATAAGCTGATTTTGAGTATACTCAGTACCGTCATTTAACTGAGAAAGAGTTATTCGGCCTTGACCAAAAATAGAATAAATTTCATTAAAATTTTCGTTAACTTTACGAAATGAATCACGTATACTGTCACCAGTACCGTCATTTCCTTGTACACCGATATCGATTATCTGTTTTGCCATTTTACGTTACACCCCTTATGTGAACACATTTCTTGATATCGTATTTATCAAAAAAATTTTATAATCTTAATGTAAATACAATATGATTATCTCTAGAGAATACATTACTACTGAATACACTCGAACAAGTAAATTAGGAGTTGAACATACTTATTTTAGAAAGAAAACTATTATTATGTTAAGATGCGACTGTTGCGGTTTGGAATTTAATAGACCTAAAGGATCAATGGCGCCTGCACGATTATCTAATCAAGTATACCATGTATGTAACATGTGTGATGTAAAAGCGTTTGCACAGTCAAAAGGAGTTGAGACTAGAAATGTTTGGAATATGCCAGTTAGTAGTCTTAAGAATCTAACCAAATTATAAATATGAAAAAGGAGATATTATGTTTGAATTTATTAAATCATTATTTAGAAAAAATCGTCCCGAGGAGACTAACGCCGCATCAAAATGCCCGTTCCTTGGACATTCGTCATATACTGATGAAGAGGAAGTTGAGCCAGTTACTGTAATACCGGCTAAACCAAAAACAACTAAACCAAAAAAACTAAAAATAGTTGAACCTGCTGCTGAAATTATTGATGTTACTCCGGCAATTGCAAAGGGTGTTAAACCGGCTGCTAAAAAAACTAAGAAACCTACAGTTAAAGCTGAGCCTGCAAATATTGTTCAATTTGTGCAACCTGCACCAGCTAAGAAAAAAGGTCGTCCTAAGAAAGACAAAGTATAACATTGCAAACTTTGCACAACTATGTTATTATAATGCTTTATATAACTAAGAGGTGCTACTGTGAAAAAAATTGGCTTTGCTTGCAAGTATGTTGACAGAACTAAAACCGGGTTTGACCAGTATAAAGAAGAATTTATGTAATCAATAAAAAAGGCAGCCTAAGCTGCCTTTTTTCTTATCCAGTATATCTACAGTGGCTTTTGCGAGTTTCCCACAGCTCAACTGCAGTAACCTTTGCTACATCACCCATGCGTGATTGTGCATATTCAAACAAATACTTACAGATGTTTTCACTAGTTGGTACAAAATCTACTAGTACAAAACTGTTATAATGTAACTGCTCACCTTCAGTTAATCCGACCCAGTTGTAAGTTCCTAAGTTAGTAAAGTTTGCAAATGGGTGTTCTGAATTCCTCCATTCGTTACCTGTAATTAACTTAAAGTTTGGATCATTGATATCAATCATAAACTTATGATCTAGCACATCATCTACAAATTGTTTCATAAAGTTTAAATTCTTAAAGTCCGTAACCATTTCAGAATGATCTAACGTATCAGAACCTAAAAATACTTTAATTGAATAACTGTGTCCGTGTAAATGCTTGCAGGCACAGTCAGTTGAAATACTTAACTCAACATGATTTAACTTTTGTGCCCATACTCTGTGTCCGCCTTCCCACGAAAATGTTTTGTCTATTTCCCACTTCATATATAAATTCCTATTGTTAAATTAAAAACATATTATACATTATTTAGAAAATTTTGTCAATCAGATAATAAATAGAAAGGTAGTTCACGGAATAGGGATTCCTAACTACTCTAACGTCTGGGAGGACATCAGCATGAGTATTTATAATACTTCATCATTTACTAATTTTAAACCAACATGGCTCTATATTAAACAGCACTCTATAACTGGAAAACTCTATTTTGGAAAAACAACAGTTAACGACCCAACATCATATTACGGTTCAGGAGTTGTCTGGACTAGACACATTAATAAACACGGCAAACAACATGTTGTAACGTTATGGACAGAACTGTTCACTTCAATAGACGATTGTACTAGATTTGCATTAGAATTTTCAGAAAAAATGAATATTGTAGAATCAAAATCATGGGCAAATCTTAAAGTCGAAGACGGTCGTATGGGCGGATCGTACTTATATACCAATCAACAAAAAGAACAACTTTCAAAAACTATTAAAGAAAAACAATGGACTGGTGAAAAAGGAATAACTAGAAGAAATTTACATTCTACAAAATTTTCTGGTTTAAATAATCCATCAGCAAAAACTTATAAAATTGTAACCTCATCAAACGAAGAATTTATAATTTGCGGAGGATTGAAAGAGTTTTGTAAAGAACAAAATTTAACTTATGACACAGTACGACAGTGGATAAACAAAGGTGTTGTTAGGATTACAAATTCAAAAGATAATTCTCTTTATTTATCTAAAACTAAAAGAACAATATTAGGTTGGGAAATAATTGAAATCTCAAAATGCATACCTTAAATAAATGGGAGATTAATCTCCCATTTCATATAATTGCCTGTCTATTAAAAAGCTATATTATATAATCATTGCTTCAAGAAGTCAACCTACTTCTTCATATCAGCACAACTATCTACTGCTGGACAATCGTTGCATATGTTGCCAGCTGTTTCTTTACAATTCACAATAATCTTTATTTGGTCAAGATCTGATGTAATCTCATTTAATATTTGATATTCAGAATGCACA